CAAGTAGCCGCAGCTAAAGCTACCGTAGCAAGTACAACAGGTATTCATGCGGCAATAACCTGTAGCGCTACAGAGGTTACTGCAGTTACAACCACAATAACTAATCCATCGGTACCTCGAAATATTACGGCTACAGCCGGAGGTACGGCTGGGAGTATTAAAGCAGTGCAGGTTACAATCACCGGCACCAACTACGCAGATGAAGTTATCACAGAAGACTTGCCAGCATTCACCGTTGACACAGTTGGAACAGTAACCGGAAACAAGGCCTTTAAAACTGTTACAGGCATTTCAATTCCGGCAATGGACGGAGCTGGGGCGACAGTAGCCATTGGATTTGGCGAGAAGCTAGGTTTGCCTTACAAGCTTGCTCACAATACAGTCTTATTTGCTTTTTTAGATAACGTAAAAGAGGGAACTGCTCCGACTGTGGCCGTGAGCGCTACGGCTATCGAGAACAACACTATTGATTTGAACTCAGCTCTTAACAGCAAGGTTGTTGACGCCTACCTGTTTGTTTAGGTGACGCTATGACGAATGAAGAATTACTTGAAAAAGTAAAAACTGGATTAGGAATTACCAGTGAGTATACAGATCCGACTCTCTCAATTAAAACACTGGCGGTAAAGCAATACATGATAAATGCTGGTGTGACAATAGAGAACGTCGAGACAGAGTTGGGAATTGCTACACTGACTGTGGGCGTGAATGATATCTGGTATCTGAAGAGCGGCGAGGTAAAATTTAGTTTTGCGTTTGATATTCTTATGACGCAACTCAAAGCGGTGAGCATGTTATGAACAGACCAGATCAAGCAATCTATCTGATCAGTACTACTATTAGTGAAAACGACATCGGTGACTCCATCGAAATTCAGACAAAACGCCTGGTTTTTGCTGAGAAAAAATCTATTAGACAAACCGAATTCTACCAAGCGCAAGCAACCGGCCTTCGACCGGAGCTTACCTTTGTCGTATGGACTCGCGAATATGCCGATGAGGGGAAGTTAGAATACAGCGGTAAGGCGTACAATATCATTCGCACATATGAGCCTAATAGTGAGGATACGGAGCTTACCTGCCAGGGGATCGTGAATGGGGCGATGTAAATGGGCGTTCAATTCGAGTCAAATGCCAAAGCAGTAAAAAGCGCTATAGCAAAGCTAGAAAAACAGGCTCTTAGGGAAACGGCTAAGTTTCTGAGAAAAGAAATAAAGAGAACTGTACCCGTAAAGGAAGGGGTTTTAAGAAAGAATGTAGGGTCGTGGGTAAAAGGTAAGTCAAATGAGACGCCGGTTCTTCAAATTGGAGTCTACAACAGGGCTAGAGCAAGAAAAAAGGGCTATCGTTATGCATATCATGCTCATTTAGTGCAATTCGGTACAGTAAAAATGCAAGGGACCGACTACTTGCGCGCTCCAGTACTCCGTAATATTGATAAAATTAGAGAAATTCAAGCTGATTCCATTAGGCAGATTGAGGATATCCGAGAAAACGGACTGCCGGAAGTGAGGGATGAAGAGGCAGATGAATGAGCTCAGGAAGTCTATAACAGTCTATCTCAAAACCATTCATCCACGCGTATATCATGAACGCGCTCCATCTACGGCAGTATTTCCTTATTTAGTATTCACTTGCCCGTTATATCCTGACGGTGAAGGTTTTGAGATTTGTGTCTTAACTATCGACGGATGGGATAAGCCGACGCATGGTGACACAACCGAACTCGAAACACTTATGGCGTTAGTTAAGGGTAAGAAGGACCCCACTACAAACCTACCAACGGGCCTAGATAAAAAAACACTCACCAATGATGAGCTATGGGTAACGTATTTTCTCGATAACATGTTGTCAGTGGAAGACGATGATGAGTCGATTAAAAGAAGGCAACAAAATTACTCGGGTAGATTATTTAGGAGAGGGTGATAAGGTGCCAGAACTAACAACCGAACAACTCGAAAACATCCAAATCGACTACGGCCTCATATACACCAACTATGGCGAATTGGACTCGGCATTGCTTGGCCCGACTCGTGGCGGTGGGGAATTCAAGGCTAATGCTACAGTGAGGCAAATCGAATTCGATGGCCAAAAGGGAATGACCAAGGGCATGAAGGTTGTTGAAGATATCAACGCCGCATTAACTGTCGTTACCCTTGATACAGCGATGGCAACATTAGCCTTGGCAATGCCTTGGGCTACCTACGACGATGTAGCTGGGACAATAACGGCGACGAGTGCCAATATCGGTATTATCCCCAGCGGATCATATCTTAAAAACGTCACAATGTTTGCGAAGACTGTTAAGGGAGAGTACCGCAAGATTACTCTCTATAATGCGATGTCTGAAAAAGAGTTTAGCCTAGCTGCTAAACCAAAAGGTGAGGGTGAAGTTAGACTGGAAGTCAATGCCCATTGGGATGCCACAGATGATACCTCTAACTTGTTCAAGGTTGAAAATGTAGCCGACTTAACGCCACCAGTATAAAGGCAGGGGAAACCCTGCCCTAATTTTTTAGGAGGAATACAACGTGTTAACCACAGAGAAAGCCTTCGACATGCTCCCTGCAGTGGTTGATCTTTACGATAAACTAGATATTGACGGCTACCGAAAAAAGTTTGCCGAAGAGAACAAGGGTACGAAACTGGACGAAATGACAAAGGGAATCGATCTATTTAAGTTTATTCTAAAAAACTCAGGCAAAGTAAAGGACGAAGTCTTTGAAATCGTCGCAGTTTTTGAAGAGAAACCAGTCGAAGAGATTAAGGTCCAGAACTTTATGGTGACCGTGAAATCTCTCAAGGAAATCTTTTCCGACAAAGAGACAATGGGTTTTTTCAGGGATGCTATGCGGTAGGCTACGCGAAAACATTAAACCTATTGCATAGCCATTATGGAATTAACGGATCGAGCAGGGTTAGGGTCAGGGACCTTAACAGGTTATTGATCGAGGCTATTAAAAAGGAATCTGAGGATAGCCTTTGGGATAGATGGGTCCGGTTATGTCCCTACATGGAGCTAGGACAGATAAAGTTTATTAGTTTTGAGGATTACAAAAAGGCACTATTTGAGTCGAGGGTCAAAGTGTCTGAAAAGACATCAGAAGAGATCGTCGCTGAATTACTACCAGTGATAACCGCGCATGAAGAAAGAAATGACACGAAAGAAAGATCACTCGGCTGAGTGATCTTTTTCTTATGCCATTGAAAGCGAGGTGTTTCGAACGGAGATATTCAAATTATTCGGATCAATCATGGTCAACAACGATAAAGCTAATGAAGCCATCGACGAAACCGACCAGAAAGCCCAAGAGACCACCAAAACATTCGGCGAAATGCTAGGCTCAGCTGCCAAAGTCGGAGCCGGAATAGCCATGGCGATGGGCGCTGCTGTCGTAGCTGTCGGCGGCCTTGCCGTGAAACTTACTGATGATCTACAAAAATCCCTTAACGGTGTTCAATCGGCGACAGGTGTCACCGACGAGGCAATGATCGGCATGAAGGACACCATGTTAGCCATTTACAACAACAACTTTGGTGAGAATTTTGAAGAAATAGGCACCGTAATGGGCATAGTAGCCCAACAAACTGGTCTGGCTGGAGAAGAATTGCAAAAGATGACCGAAGGCGCGTTTGCGTTGAGGGATACATTTGAGATGGATGTAGCTGGATCAGTGGAAACAGCCGGGGTCATGATGAAAAACTTTGGCCTTAGCTCCGACGAAGCATATAACCTGATCGCGCAAGGTGCCCAGAATGGATTGAACAAACAGGGCGACCTACTCGACATCCTAAAAGAGTATGGCCCCCACTTCGCGTCGCTAGGATTCAGCGCGGAAGAAGCTATGAATATGCTTATTAATGGGGCAGAGGGTGGAGTTTTTTCCGTAGATCAACTCGGTGATGTAGTCCACGAATTCGGTCGCAAAATGCGCGAAGAGGATCTATCGAAACCCTTGCAACAACTTGGATTAGATAGTGTAAAATACACAACTATGGTCGCTCAAGGTGGAGAAACTGCCAAACAAGCATTCGCGGAAATAGCGCAGAAGATATCAGCGATAAAAGACCCTGTCTTACAGAATCAAATAGGCATAAGCATCTTCGGGGACATGATGGGGGAGGTTGGAATCAAGGGCGTTTTGGCTATGTCCAACACTCAAGGAGCAATATCAAACACAGTCGATGCCCTCGGCAAAATCAACGAAGTAAAATATGACACGTTCGGACAGGCAATGGAGGGGATTAAGCGCAATCTCCAGACAGGGATATTATTGCCGCTTGGAGATGAAATACTTCCAGCCATGAATAATTTCGCCAATTGGATTATAAAAAACATGCCATCAATCAAAAATGAGATCGAGTACGCAATGGGGATCGCGGGGGATGCGATCAACAAGGCCGGCGTTGCGATAACTGAAACAAAAGAATTCTTTACTGAACACTGGAATGTGGTCGAACCAATCCTTGCTGGGATAGCGGCCGGAGCAATCACAATCGGAACCATGACAGCAGCAACTAAGTTATGGACATTGGCGACTCAGGCGGCAACAGTAGCCCAGGGTGCCCTGAATGTTGTTATGAACCTAAGCCCATGGGCCAAGGTAGCTCTATTAATTGGCGCACTAGTGACAGCGGGCGTTGCGCTATATCAAAACTGGGATACAGTAAAGCTCAAGGCAAAAGAATTGTGGACGGCAATTGATGTTGCTTTTAAAAATGGCGTGAATGGCGCTATTGATATGATAAACAGCCTTATTAAGCAGATCAACAAGATTCCCGGGGTCAATGCGCCACTAATCGCGAGGGTAAAGGTAGTCACTGAAAATAAATCAAGCGCAAAGTCTGTGGACGAAAGACTCGGCAATAACGCCCAAGGAACAGACTCCTGGCGCGGTGGCTTAACATGGGTTGGGGAGCAAGGGCCAGAGATTGTAAACCTTCCGAGGGGATCGCAAGTATTTTCCAATAGCGAATCAATGAGAATGGCAAGCGTTGGGGCAACACCAGGAGGCGTAACCATCAACATCAATGGAGCCAACATAATGGATGACTACGGAGTGGATCGCCTAATGGATCGGGTTATGGATCGCCTGGCGCTCAAAGGGGTGAGGTAATGCGGACATATACGATAGCGGGGAACGTGGTGACAGTCCAAAAGAACTCACTAAACTACATGGATACTCTAAACGACCGCACAACCTGCTCATTCATCGTCATTGATCCGGAGTTTGAAGTCGACATCGGCATGGAGGTAATAGTCCAAGAGGACGCAGACATCATCTTTGCTGGGACTGTGGATAACACCAGTGAAAGTGGGGATAAAACGAACTATGTTTCCGTGGCTTGCGTGGACTTTTCCCAGCTCATCGACAAACGGATCATTGCCAACTCCTATGAAAATGAGCTTGCAGGTGACATCGTGAGACATTTTATTTCCACTGTGTTCACCGAGGAAGGCATCACAGAGGGCAACGTCCAAGATGGTCCGCTGATCTCAAAGGCTGTTTTTAACTACGATAATGGCAACGTTGGCATGAATTATCTCGCAGAAACAACAGGCTTTAACTGGGAGATCGACAACCTCAAACAACTCAACTTTTTCGACAGAGGAACATACACAGCCCCCTTCGCCCTGACAGACACAAGCCATAACTACCAAGGCCTAACGGTCAAAAAATCCCGATCAGACTACAGAAACAGGCAATACATTCGAGCCGGAACAGACACAACCGCAGAGTTATCCCTCGAAAAGCCAACCCCAAAGCCTGACGGAGTCTCAAAGACGTTTGTTGTCCGTTTGCCAATCGCTCAAAAGCCAAGGATTTTTGTAGATGGAGCCGAAGTAAGCGCAACAGACATCGGGGTTAATGGCTTAGACAGGGATAAAAAATATTACTTCAGCTACAACTCAAACGCCATCACTCAAGATTCGAATACAACAACCTTACTCGACTCCCAAACCCTAGAAGTGACATACAAAGGCCTCTATCCGCTATTAGTTGTGTCTGAACTGCCAACACAGGTAAGCGCAAGGAAAGCCATTGAAGGGGGCTCAGGGGTCCACGAGAACATCATTCAAGAGGGCAATCTCGACACTCGACAGGCAGCCCTAGAATTCGCCCAAGGTAAGCTCGAGAAGTACGGCATTATTCCCAAGTCCGTGACGTTTAATACCTACGAGAAGGGCCTCAAGGCTGGACAACTTCTGTCAATCATGAACACTAAGCACAACATAAGCGGAACGTTCTTGGTCGACTCAGTATCCGCCAGAAACGATGGAGTATTGACTCTTTACTCGGTTAGGTGTCTTGACGGTGCAAGCGTTGGAGGATGGGAACAACTATTCAAGACGTTACTACAGGGCAACAGGAAGATTGTTATCCGAGAGAATGAGGTCGTCGTTAGGTTGATAACCTTCACGGATGAGTTCGTAAACCTCAGCATGGAGGATGAAATAACGTATCATCTCCACCAGTATCACTTGTGTGGCCAAATAATATGTAGTCCGGAGGTGATCTTGTGAGCGCAACAGATGGAGTTAGGGCGCTGATTCTAACCTCCACGATTGCAACGAGTATTGATAATATCGATATTCTGAGCGTCAAA